GTATTAGAAGTGCGTGATGCACCTAAGAAACTTGAAGAAACACCAATTCAGGGTGACCCTGTTGCGGTGGTAACCGAAGCTGATGAGTTACTTCAGGCGTTGCAGTTGCGTGAATTGACCAAAGCACTTAATAAACGCATTAAATAAGGAATTCAAAATGAAAGAAGTTATTGAAAAACTAGATTCAATTGAAGCACAACAAGTTGCTAAGATTGAAGAAGCTAAAGCAGAAGCATTTGCAAAAACTGATGCTGTTGAAGTATCTTTGACAGAAAAGCTAAACGCTATTGAAGCAAAACTATCAGAAGTAAACGCACCATCAATCATCAAGATTGAAAAGACAATTCGTGGTGATGTAAACAAGATGGTTCGTGAACAGTTGCGTGATTTTGCTAAGTCAGATTCTAAAGTTCAGAAAGAATTGAAAGTTTTTGCTGACGAATCACAGTACGAAGCGTACATGACTGAAGCATCAGCACTAACAGGCGGTGGTGCAGGTATCGGTGGTCGTACAGCGTATGACCCTGTATTCCATGCGTTGCGTTTGGCTAACCCTATGCGTGGTTTAAGCCGTGCCGTTGCAACTGATGGTGCTACTTATCAATTCCGTGCAAAAGTTGGTAACGCAGGTGCATCATGGGGCTATGCAATCCAAAACAACGGTTCAGCAACAACAGTAAACACAAACATTTGGCAATTAACTTTGCAAGACCTAAACTGTGCTTTCCCAATCCGTACAGCATCATTGGATGACATTGACGGTTTAGAAGCCAATGTGGTTGATGACATGATGGTTGAGTTCTCACAAGCTGAAGCATTGTCAATGATTCAAAACAATGACCAAACAGATTCACCTAATACATACGGTGGTACAAACGGTTTGCGTGGTTTAAATCAATACGGTGGTGCTAATAGCACATACACAGGCGGTACAGTAAGTGAATCTGCATTTGGTTCATCAGGTACAGGTTCTTCATCAGGTTTACATAGCGTTGCAACTTATGACCAAATTACTACAAACGGTTTTGGTTCAGCAAACAATGTTCAATACAAAGATGTGGTTAACTTTATTTACAGCTTGCCACAGCAATATTGGACAGCAACAGCTAAGTTTATGGTTAGCCCGTTGATGTTACAAGCAATCCGTGGTTTGGTTGATGAACAAGGCAGACCAATCTATGTTGACGGTTTAGCCCGTACTGATGGTATTGTTGGCACATTGCTAGGCTTTGATGTTGTTGTTAACAAGTATTTGGAAAACCCAACATCCGCAGGCGGTTCAGCAGGTACAAACAGCCAATACCCAATGTACTTTGGTGATTGGTCACGCTGTCACGCAATCGTTGACCGTTTGAACATGGTTCTTCGCAGATATGACCAAACACAAGTTGGTTTCATCACATTCTTTGGTGAAAAGCGTTTGGCAACATCAGTTGTTGACCCATTTGCATTAGTTCGTTACCGTTCTACTGCAACAGGTGCTTAATTAAGGATGGGGGTGAAAGCCCCCACCTTTTTTACAACTTATTATGGAAATAAACATGAAAACCAAACCAATTCTTGAAGCCATCAAAACAGCCTTAAAAGAAGGCGAAGCAACAGTAAACTTAAATGAAGCATCAGCACTAACAGGTTCAGGTAGCGGTGTTGGTGGTCGTGTTATTTATGATGATGCTTTTGCATCAAAGCGTGAACATAACCCATTGCGTGATGTTTCACGAAAGATTATTACAAGCGGTTCAGACGAAGCGTTTGTTGTTAAAACAGGTAACGCCACATTAATTCAAAGTGGTACAGATAACCCGTGGGGCTATCCAATCAATAACAATACAGGTTCACCAAACATTGCAACATCATTTTGGCAATTGCCTGTACGCTGTATCAATGCAAGCGTACCCGTAAGAACGGCTGTATTGTCAGACATTAATTATCTTGAAGAAACTATTGCTGAAGATTTGTGGATGGAATTTTCGCAACAAGAGAGTTTGGGAATGATGTTCAATAATGACCAAGCAGGTTCAACAACTGTTAACTATGGTGCGACAAGCGGTTTGCGTGGTTTAAATAGTTATGCAGGTTCAACTTCATCAGCATCATTTGGTACAAGCGGTTCAGCCATTACTAACGGTTTGCACACAGTTTTGCAAGTTCAGCAAGCATCAGCAACAGCAGTTTCTTATGATGACTTGGCTAATTTGCAAGGTGCTTTGCCATCACAGTATTTATACAAAGATACAACTGCATGGATGATGCACCCAAGCACAATTCAGGCATTGCGTAAGCTAAAGGCATCAACAACTGCCAATAATTTCTTAGAAATTGGTAGTGAAGATGGCGGTGCTGTTATTTATATCTTTGGTCATAAAGTTATTCCAAACCCGTACATGGATGTTGCAGGTGACGGTAAGTATCCTGTTTATCTTGGCGAGTGGGATAGATTCTTTACTATTGCAGACAACGAAGAAATGTCAATTAAATTGACTGAACAAACATCAGTTGGTTTCATTACTTTCTATGCTGAAAAGCGTGTGTGTTCAACAATTCGTGATGTATTCGCAGGTGTGCGTTTAGTTGGTGTTGCTTAATTAAAGGTTAAATCATGGCAAGCGATTATTTAGGTATTGCCCCAAACCTTACACAAAACCGCAATCCGTTCAACTATGAAAAGGTTGAACAGATTGGCAGGGATTTTGTAACGGCATGGTTGACACTTGACCAAATCACCAATCAGTTAAACCTGTTTGAAGATGAAAGCCAAGATGCTTACCTGCAAGGGTTAGAAATTGCAACACGCATGGCGATTGAAGATTATTTGGGAATGGCAATATTCCCAACTCAATACCGTGTGTTCTATGGCAACCCTGCTGTTGCAGGTACAGCCCTAAGTTTGGATTTGCCTGAAACAACGCAGAATCAACAAGGTCAAGTTGGTGTAACAATCAATTCTGTTAAGTTTTGGAATGGTGACATACCATCAGTATTGCAAACTTTATCACCATCAAGTTATCAGTATGATTCAACAGGCAACAAGGTTATTTTGAATTCAATGCCGTCAACAATTAGTACACAGGTTACTAATCCAATGGTAGTTGAATACACAACAGCCCGTTCACCTTTGGCAAACTACCCTGTAATTCAACAGGCAGGTTTGTTGTTGTTAACACATTTATATAACAATCGTGCAAACAGTAATGAACGCATCATGCACGAAATACCGTTTGGCGTTGCCCAATTGCTTAGACCATACAAACCATTGGTGATGTAATGGGCATTGTTAGATACGAAAATACAACAATTAATGAAGTAACCAACGGGGTTGATACTTTTGGCGAGTACACAACGACTATCACCCCTTTGTTTACATCACGGGCATTGGTAAATGATGTATCAAATGCCGTAAGAATTTCTGAAAGATACCGTGTGTATCAAGATTTGGTTAATTTGACATTTAACTATACGCCTAACATTAAGCGTATTGTTGATGACCAAGACCAATACAGCATTACATGGCGTGGCAATGATTGGCGTGTGACTGATGTGCGTGAAAGCAATGACCGCATGAAAATCACATTAATGTGTTACAGAAACGACCCTGAAACGACAGTATGAGTACACAACAGAATCCGTCAGTATATGCACAATGTATTCAATATCAGCTTTCTGACATTGTTTCAGTACCCGTGTACGCCAACTTCAACAGAAATTTTGCGACTGAACCGCAATTTTTGACATGGAATTTGCGGAATGTGCATCAGCCTGTTTATACAGGGCAAGACCAAAATAACAAAGGTATTGACAGACCTGTATTCCAAATCAATGTTTTTTCAAAAGATATGGACACGGCTTTTAATTTAAGCAATACCATATTACAATCATTACACGGCTATTCAGGAATGTTTGGCAATCCTGCCACAAATGGTTTTTGGTTAGCTAAAGCAGATGTTTTTTGGTTATACAATACTTATGACAATGAAATTAAGTTGCATCAAATCGTACTTGATTGCCAACTTGATGTTCTAACTTAACAAGACAGAA